CATTTGGTAATCGTGTGATTGTTATTTTAGCCATTATCTTCTTCCGTCTGGTCTAAGTTGTAACTTAGTAGATCCAAGTCTCCAAGCTGTGTCGTCAACTGTGTTGGTTTCATATTTAATTTTAACTGCTCTACCTCTCCCTCTTATATCAATCTTTTCTGTAGTGCTAGTAATAGTGCCTGTTGTAGTCACATTAGCTGCAGATTGTGGATATTGTTCCAAGGTTAAGGTTGCTGTCATATTGTTGGTAAGGTTATCAAAGTCTGGAACTAATCTACTAACCGACATAAGCTCGTCACCATCGGCAATCTCAACAGATCCAGTTGTTAAAAAAGCAGATAAGGCTGTGCCGTCTGCTTGGTTATTACCAGATTCATGTTCGTAAAGATAAGAAGCTCCTGCTGTTAAACCTAATATACTTGATACATTTGCTGTTAAACTTGCGCTATATTCTGTAGCAATAGGATTTTCATAAACATAAGCACCAAGCCATGTTGTTCTTCCAAGATTAACAGTATACCAAGTGTTTTCTAAATAATTGTAAGCAACACCCCTATCTATTCCTGTAGCGTTTGCTGAAGGATAGTACCAAATAATTTCATTAAAGGCTGTATTAATACCACAGGCAATATCATTTCTATTTGTGTAACTTAGGTCATCAAATACATAATCTTGTACTGAACATGGCATTTTTTTAACAACACCATCATACATATAAAAAGAATTATCAGACATCCAATATGCTCTACCATTAACTTCAATAGCAGCATGTTGCCCTATTAAACCACAGTTAGCACCAAGTTGTCTAAGACCAAAAGTAAAAGGTGTACCAACAAATTGAACACCGTGAAGTGACGTATCTGTCCAAACTAATATTTGACCAGATGATTTAACAGCGCCTACTATTCTTGAACCATCTGATATACGAAGAGAACCAGCTTCGTTTGTTGCTACTGGTGTATAATCTGTAGCGTCCTCTCGATCAGAAAATCTAAACAATAAATCATCTTGCGTTGCAGTATTACCAATAGTGGTTTCTGTACCAAATATCATTAAGTGTCTTGTATCTGTAGAGACTAAACTAAACCTTGATGCAGTAGGAGCATTAGATAAAGCCGTTGCTCTTGCATCTATTGAACCAGAAATATCTTTTATATAAGTGCTAGCATTTAATACTGTAGCAATTAAATCTTCACCAAAATTATCTAATGACCAAGTACGTGCAGCAACAGTAACATCTGAAGAGGTGCTTGGTTCATCCCATGCACCAGCACTCCAAGTGTCCGTGCCCCATCCATAACCATAAGTTGAAGCAGTAGGTCCAATATTTATTTGATAGTTAGCATTACCCGATCCTCCTCCACCAGAAGTAGATCCAGAAGCTGCGCTTGTGTGTGTTACTTTGTAAGTGTTTGCGTCAACGTACGTTGTAACTTCAAACTCATTATTCATATCTAATCCGTCTATTGCAGAGAATGAATCAAAGGTAACAAAGTCTCCTTCAATAGCCCCGTGGTTTGCGTCAGTTACTGAAACTGTCGTTGTACCATTTGTTGTAAAAGGATTTGTTAAAGCTGCTGTTTCTCTAATAGGTGTAATGTCATAGAGAGCACTACCTGAGAATAAATATAATTTTCTATCAGTTCCTAAAGCAAGGTATCTGGTTCCGTCTAAACCAATCCAGCTATGGGTATCACGGACGACGCCCACAACAGTTTTATTAGGATCTGGTAAATATGACCAACCTTTCCATCTTTCAGGTTTTCCGTAGTGAAACCGTACAAGATTTGAGTCAACATACTTACGTTGATCTCCTGCTGAGTAAGCGGTATCTTGTTTGTCAATGCCTGGCTGGAACTTTAAGTCAACTAATTTCATGTCGTAGTATACTAAATTATTTATTGTTTTGTGGCAAGAATTGAGTGCCTACGTTGCCTTTGAATGAGTAATTACCCATGTGTGTCATGCCACTAATAATGTCAGCATAAATTTTACCACCTATTTTCTGCCATAAACGACAAAAAGCATAGTCTTCCGATAAATATCTTTTAGTTTCTGGCTCTATCATTGTGTCAAAAAAGGCATAGTTCCAATCAGAATTATCGTGATACCCAAAAGTTTTGTCGTGGGGATCTCCTAAATGTTGATCAGATTTAAATCTAAGATGAGGATATGCTAATGCCATTTTTTTAAAAACATTTCTTTTAATTAACATAAATCCTGTGGCCCCATCTAATACTTCTATAAATCCTTTTTTTACTATTATTTTCTTTGGATCTTTAACATTCAAATTATATTGCAACGATGCTGCATGTAATTCATCTTCACTTATATTTGGTTTTTCTTTTACTTTTTTGATTGCCTTGGTCCAATCAATTACCTTTCGTGGATATACTCCTGTCACTACATCTTCATCTAAATCTAACATACGAAACACTGACTCAGAGTTAAAAGCTAAATCAGCATCAATAAATAAAAGATGCGTATATTGTGCGTCATCCATAAACAATTGCACCAATGTGTTTCGAGCTCTCGTTACTAAAGACTCATTACCAATAGTTCCAAATTGTATTTCTACTTTTTTACTAGCCGCTAAAGCCGTAAGTTGTAGACAGCTTTTAAAATAATCGGCTGTCAACATATTGCCGTAACAAGGTGTTCCAATAAATATTTTAGGATTCACTATAGCTTACTGTTAAATATTCTATTTTCTTCAACCAATCTTTGGGTATAGCAATAGCGCCACCACCTGTAATATCATCTTTGTCTTTACTGTAAGATCTCATAATAACTATTCTTTCATCACCATTATGAATCATCCATCCTACTTCTTGGCACACGGCTAATGGGGCATTAATGACGTCTTTTATATCTAGCCATCCTGTCTCTGTATCACGGGCATCAAGCCACGTCACACGAACCATTGGTATTTTATTTATATCAATCATGAATAGAAATATTAAAACTCATACTTATTCTTATTTTATCAGACAAATTTCTCGTGACATAGTGCATACAACTAGAGTCAAATAAAACAATTTTATTATTTTTAGGTGTTATAGATACTTTTTCTTTGCTGAAAAGATAGGAGGATATTTTACAATGTTGATTATAATTAAATGAATCTAACATTAAATTTCCACAATTATCGTGAGTATCTAAATAAACTACCCCTGCCAAGTCTCCTTGATGTTTGTGTGGCCAATTAATATCACCTTTATAATTAATATTAGCCCATAAAGCAGTTATCTCTACCTTGCTAAAATTAAAATCTTTTAAGTTTTTACAAAAGATAAAAGCTTTTTCCGTTATTTTTTTAGTTAACTCTTCAAAAGGACCAGAGTGTGGAAGTGTATTGGATTGCCATCCAAATTCAAAATTAGATACAGCTTCCCCATTTATGTTTCCTCTTCTCATTAATTCAATAGACGCTTTTAATTGCGCAAGATAATTTTCATTTAAATCTAAATATGATTCTGCGTAGACATGACTGACAGAAACTTCTTTTGGCTGCATTAGTTATCTAAAGGCTGTGGCTCGTCTTTTTTAATTAAATGTAAGTTAAAAGATACTGATCTTCTCTCTTCATTTGGTGTTCTAAATGGATATACGCCGTGTGCTAACCAGTTTGGAAACAAAAATATATCACCGACCTTTGGTGACTCTTGACCATTGAACCAAGTAATATCACCTACAGTTGGGTAATGATCTTCTTTTGCATACTCTGCTGGTAGACTTGGTGGCACTCGTAGATAACATACACCAGATAATTGACCTTCATGTATATGAAAAGGATTAAAGTCTCCCGCCCACTGGCTCACGCACCACATGGATTCAATAACCATCTTACCTACAAACTCTGGTTTAATTGTTTCACTAGCTGGTGGTATAGAAATATAATTTTTAACCATCTCACCCATTAGTTGTACCATCGGCATAAACTCTTCGGTGTTCATCCAATCTTGAGGATAACGAACTTCTTGTTTAACATTACCTGCTAAGTTACCTGAGTGATCAAACTCTTTAGATAATTTTTTATCCGTTAACATCTCTGTTGCTTTATCATCAAGCATTTTGGTAATGAAATCAGGCATTCTGCCTCTCATTATTGTAGGACCAAAAGGTCTAATAGTATCAAACTGTAAAACTTGTTCGGTTTGTTGTTTCTTTTTAGGCATGATATCCCTTTCATTCTTTTTAAATATCTATTGTCATATAGCAAATATTTGCCTATAAATATAGGATTAAATACTTGGCTTAATTACAAGGGCAGCCTCCTTGCATTATACAACAATCATGATTTGCAAAAGGAGAACATGCTAAAGAAGATTTTTAAAGCTGCCAAAAAAGCAGCTCCCATTATCGGCGCAGGACTAGGATTTTTATATGGTGGACCTATGTTGGGTTCAGCTATTGGTGGTGGTCTTGGTAGTCTAGTTGCAGGCAAGAGCCCAAGAGATGCTCTTAAATTTGCCGCATTATCTGGACTAACAGGTGGCGCTCTTAGTAAATTTGGTGGTCTTCAAGCAGGTCAAGGATTAGGTGGTTTGTTTGGTAGAACGGCTGCAACAGGAACAGCAGTGCCGTCAAGCATTCTTAATGCTGCTTCTAGTAGTAATCCAGTTGTAGGTAGACTTGCACTTAAAGATGCGATAATGAAAGGCGCCGTGCAAAAGCCGGGTGTTCTTGGATCAATAATGAATTTTGCAAAAACTAAACCTTTAATAACAGCAGGAACTATTGCAGGATTATCTGGACTTCTTGCTTCTAAAGAAGAAGAAGAAAATAAAACAACTCCTATTGAAGATGTATATGGTACGGTACCAGGCTTTGCTAATATAGGTGATGCACCTATGGGTGGAGTCAGTGTAGTTCCTTTCTCTCAGTATGGACCTGATCTAACACAAAGAGCAATGGGCGGAGAAATAAATGGTTTAAAAACTTTAGGTTTAAAACAAGGTGGTTTTCCTCGTAAGAATGGTAAGATCGCAGGACCGGGAACCGAGACTAGTG